CAAGTAAAATTATCCTGTGTTAATTTTACTTCATTACAATTATAATGAACATAAAAATACTTTTTATTTATAGAAATATAAAACATTAGTTTTCTTTATTGTTGAGCTGATTATTGGAATTGCACCAATATCGTCGATTTTACAAGAATCGTGCATAAGCTATTTCTGCCAAATCAGCCTAAATTATTTGCGCCCCTAATCGGATTTGAACCGATAATCTTCACATTGACAATGTGGTGAGATAACCATTTCTCTATAAGGGCATAAATGCTTTATCAATTCCTTCTGAAATGATCGCTAGAATTTTAGGCATTTGTATATTATATATCAGATTAATACTTCTTAATACCTTTTAAGGTCTCAAAGCTCCATAAGATTCTTCATCAACTCTACCTAAGCCATGTGGCTGTCCTGCTATTTGATTGGCTGGAACTCTTTGTTCTGGATACAAAACTCTTTCAATTCGAGAACTTGTAAGTCCATCACCTTTCCACCATTGACCAACAATACAAACTAATTCATTAGCCTCTGCTACTTTTTCTACCTTTACATATTTTTCATATGTATGCCAAGCATTACTATATCTTACTTTGATATTTTTCTTTGCTACACTAACTACTTGACAACGTTCGAAATTATATTCAGTCAGTGCATAAACAGTATCACCAGGCTTAATCATAAAAGTTCTACCTCTCCATTATTTATTACTGCAAGATACTTATTTTCTTTATCAAAGATAGATATATTATCTTTTTTATGTTCGTTGTTACTTAAATCTTTAATAGCTTCTTCAAGAGTAGTATAATACTGTTCCCATATATTGTTTATAACAGCTTTGATATGAGTGTTATGTAAATCATTCAAATCATTAATGAAATCATCATCTTCTTTTTTATCCCAAATATATAAACCACCTAAATAATTACCATTAGCATCATAAATATTTAGATGACCATTACCAGCATCTTGATAATTAATTGGGAGCTTATATGATTTATTGGCAAGAAAATCTTTTAAAATAGTCATTTTGTTTTAATACAATCTTTAAAATCTTTCATAAACTGAACGTCTGTATTATCAGAATGATGATTTGAAGATTCAATTAGACTAATTAATCCATCTAATTCTGCTAATGAAAGCATATCTAAGTTAGACTTTTGTTTTAATCTATATAGCATAGGCAAATAACCCATAAGAGCATTATCACCACGAATAAAAACTCCTCGCCAATCATCTCCAAATTGCATTGGTCCTGTTTCTGCTCTATTATTTACAGATCTACCAATTATTAGTTGAGCGTCTGGATGCTCTTTAAAGAATTCATCTTCTGAATCAACGGCTTCTTGTATATCTTCTGCAGATATATTATATGTAATTTCTAATGGTACTCTTACTGTCATAAAATAATCTCCTTACAACAATTCTTTATATTGATTCCAAATATCTTTAACAATCTTTTGATTTAACAAAACATTATAAGACAAATATTCTATTTCGTAGGCATCAAATAAAGGAAGATTTTCCTTGATAAAATCATATGTAATTTTAGATTTAAAATTTTTGGAATAAGATTTTATATCATTTTCAACCTTAGCATTAGAGGTATCATCAAAATACCAATCTCCATAACACAAAACTGGTATTTCAATTTCTTTAACAGAAGACATAACTCTAAAATCAAGATATTGCTTTAAAATAGAATCTGTAATATCTAATATTGGATGTCTTCTTATATCATTATTTTTCAGAGAATTCAAAGAATATGGTCTTTGCCACTCGATTGATACAGCAGTTAATATAGATTGTTGATCGTGCAAACTTATAATCATATTAATTCGTAGTCCATCGAACAAATCTTGTAATTGTAATTTTTTCTTTTAGATTTTTACATAGTTCATCGAGAGATGATTGAACCGTTTTCGTTTGATCAGCTAACAATGGTTGATTTAACAAATCTTCTTCTGAAAAAGCCAAGTTAATACAAACATTATCGCAGAAATCTTTTAGTTCTTGTGTTTTTGTTGTAACTGCTTGTTGGCAATTAACTTGAAGTAAAACGCCAATCTTTCCTAAATGTACATAACTATGAATATAGGAATTATCAGCAGAAGTTGCCAATTTATCATTATCTCTATTGCAATGTTTATTAACATATTCAATTGCATGAGACGTATAATAGTGGCAAATAACCAATGCATTCTTGCAATCTGCTAAAGAAGCATTGGTTTTTTCTTTTAATTCTTTTAATTTTAAGTTATTTTCTTCATTTGAAATGAATGCGTGATCAAATCTTGGAGGACAACCATAAACAGCAACTACATTTCCACGAAATTCATCATTATTATCCATTACACACATCTTTATATTGAGAATAATATTCTTCCATTAATTCTTTTGATTCAAAGCATCTAATCTTTATTGATTCAAAAGAAGATTCTGATACAACAACGCCACCATAATTATAAAGTTCTTCTTCATATATTTGGCAATCTATAACGACGCCAAAATAATTAACTTTATTAAACCAAAAATTTACCATTGTTAATGGTTTTAATTTACCAGAAACTTTAAATTTTTTCAATAAAGCATTTGGTTGTATTATTCCATAATTAATAATCTTTAATTTATTATTAAAATCTTCATGATAAAAAAATTGAACAATCTGATAAAAATTTATATCAATCAGATTGTTATAATCAATTATTATATCCATTATTTTTGTGGGACAAGATGGAGTCGAACCATCATCTGCTGCTTATGAGACAGCCAAACAAAAACCACTGTTATATTGTCCCTTATTTGTGGCGCTACTGGTAGTCGAAACCAGCCAATTTCCTTATCAGAGAAATCAGTTCAACCGGAACATTTAGCGCCGAAAAATTTTAGTGCTTGGAATCCGAATCGAACGGATAACACCCGGCTCTTCAGACCAGTGCTCTACCAATTGAGCTATCCAAGCAAGAATTTATTTATTTTTAGTGCGCCAGGAAAGAATCGAACTTTCGTTACCTGCTTATAAGACAGATTTCTTTAACCAAAAGAACTGGCGCAATTTGGTGGGTCATTTCGGTACTGCCCCGACTAAAGAACTTTATAAGAGTTCCGTCCGCAACTTGCTGAACTTATGACCCATATCTATACTAAATTAACACTACTTGCCAAGAATCGAACTTGATATAACCCTTCCAGGGTTATTGGAATCCATTCCACTAAGTAGTAGTATCTTTGATAGGATTTGAACCTATATTCCCGATACGGCTATCGAGCTGTTACCAAAACACAAAGATATAAGATAACTTGTAATATGTAGGAAAAACGCAGATTCGTGGTGTGATACAGTGTCCTACAGTGTCCTACATTCGTGCCAGGAGTTAGATTGTATGAAACATCTACCTTACCGCTTGGCTATCCTGGCTTCCTCGTACATTTCACTTATTTCTTTATCTGAAAATTCATACAAATCAATATATGGTTCTGTATCCGATCTCTTTAATACCTCAATAATATAATATTTATTCAATAATTTATTAAATCTGTTATATTGATCAATAATAATTGGCTTATCTATAATGATTTTTGATGAAAATTCTTTAAATACATTTTCAAGTTCTTCTAAGCTAAGATCATAATGCTTATTTGCAATATGAATTCCTCAAGAACAATCATCAAGCTTATAAAAAACTTCGATTGTATCTGCTGTATTTAAAATATTTTTGAATTCTTCTGCAGAAATTTTATTTTCTTTAAATGCAGTTATTTCAAGTATCATTAGTAATCCTTACCCTTAATATATCAAGTCTATCGTTAATATAGCAATAATATATTAGGAGATAAAATGAAAATCAGTTACGGAAATCTTATGGCGAAAGAGTTGGAAAAAATTTATAGAACTAAATGTGCTGATGGGATGGGCACTCATCAACCAAGTATTATTGATGGCTTTTTTAGTGCATCTTCTTCTTTAAAGAGCGCTTTAAAAAATGGAATATTTAAAAAAATTCAAGCAAATCCTGCTGCTTTCGGATATACTGATGAATCATATGAGGCAGATGTATTATTTACTATGCCAAAAGAAAATGCAAAAGCTACTTTTCAAGGTTTAGTAAACGGAAAGCCAAATAATGCTATTACTACTGCTGCAAAAGCAATTATTGATGCTTGGAATGCCGAACAAAAAGCACAACAAAATGAATATTTTGATTATAATACACCTGGATATTTTGCATTTTCAACAGAATCACCAGATAAAAACAAACAAAACGTAAATATAGTTTCAGCCCAATAATTCTATATGTTCTCTATAAAATTTTACGATTAAAGCCTTTACTTCAGGCTTTATTCTTCTATTGCAATGAAGAATTCTTTCAATACAATGTGGTTTATATTCTTGTTTTAAATTAATTAATATATTAAAATTTTTCTTAAATAGAGAAATACTAATATTGTGATTATCTAATATGCTATCCCAATTAATATAATCAGAAAATTCAGTAATAAAATCATCATCTAAGTTTTCTGATTTTGAAATTTCATTCCAATTTAATTTAGATTTTAATTCTCTTGCAAATTTTATAAGAAGATTTTTATCACCAGAATCAACAATTCTTTTTGTTAGAATATGCCAACTAACACCATTAACATCAAAACATATTAGCTTCAGCCAATTCATTTATTAGATCAATATCTCCTTGGTTTAATTCTGACATTTATTTTTACCTCACATTCTATAAAAGATCAGCATATTTAATATAGGTTTCGTTATTATCTATTTAAAATAGAACAATTAAATTTTATTTTCATATTTAAGAAAATTATCCATTTTTAGACAAATATCTTTCAATAATTGATTGAATCTTTTTATCTATAGCTACACGATCTGGTTCATATCTTAAAGTAGATGTTTGATATAATCTTTCACAATCAGCCTCTATTTTTTCTACTTCTTCTAAAATAGATTCATAAGATCTTTTACCTAATCTAATTGCTAAAAGATCTTCAGCATCAGGTCTTTTAACAATTACTTTATGAGTTTCCAATATTTCTTTTCCCATACGACTTAGACGAACCAAATGTAGAGCGTGTTTTCCATCGAAATTAAAAGCAGCTTCCATTTTAGCACGCTCTGGATTTCTATTTTTAAGCCAATCTTGGTAAGATTTATATTCTTCTACTGCTGCCCTATATTGTTTTTCTCTTGTAAAAACGGTAAGTAATTGTTTTGGAATTTCTATTTTTATTCCTTGATCATTCAAGGAATCATAAGCTCCCATTTCAGAATTAGAAATAATATTTGAATCATCTAAACCAAAATCTTTTCTTTCTGGTTTTTTTGTTATTGGGTTGAATAAAAATTTACGATGTAGTTTTATTCTATTTAATTGACTATGTGCATATCCAGCGAAAGAATATCTTGCTTTTTTAGATAAAAACTCATCAGCCATAGACCTTAATTCTTCGCCAAATTCATCTATATATAATATATCTGATTTTTCAACATTAAGAATTTCAATAATGTTTGGATTACAATTAATTGCAAGATTTGCAAATTTTATAAGGCTAAATATAACCTTATCGTGACTATGACCTTTAGAAACTAATTCTTCTGATTGTTCAAATTTATTTAAAAATCCAAAAAAATAATTTTTAGGTTCGATACAAACGCCTTTTATATCTGTATCAGACGATATTAATGAAGTGCCATATGCTTTAGAACCAGATATAACACGCAAAATAGTTCTTTTATCTACGTCGAAATTCATTATCAGCTCCTTAATTTTAGGTCAATAAATTAATATTTAAATACGAAGGAATTTATGAACAAAGCAAAAAAATATAATATTAATGATTTTAAATATGCGGTTGAAACATCTAACACATTAGAAGAATTGTGTAATAAACTAAAAAAAGATTATTTTAATAGTCAAACATAATAATTCCTATATTTCATCTTCATCCTCTACTTGGCAGGTTTCATCATCTACAAAAAAATCTTGTTTAGAATTTTGTTCAAAAGCTAAAGAATATCCAAACTTAATTTCATCTATAAACATATTGGTTTTAACCTTATTTTCAAAATTGATCTTATTTAAGATCAATTCTTCTTCTAAGTATTGTAATGTACTTATTCTTTTATCAAACCTTATATTTATAAAAGCTTTAGTAGCATCTTCTTGCAACGAAGATAAGCCAATAGTATTTAAATATTTTTCAACCTGATTTATAATCAAATCATAATTAATAAAACCGTGAGCATAAAAATAAGATGCAGAATATGCACCACGATCTTTTCTTTGTCTTGAATTACACCAACCCTCTCTAAGATAGATAGAAATATTATTAAAATCTTTAGGAAACATCATACCAAATTTTATAGAGTTTAGTTCATTATTAAATACAAAATCAATATAAAAAATAAGCCTTGTTCCTATTGAAAGGATTTCATTTTCAACAAATGAAGAAAATTTATAAAAATGTCTAATTTTTAGATTAGAAATATTATTTTGATTATCTATTTTTTTTATTTCAAACCCGTGATTGTATTGTTCAAGAGAAAACCCTTCAGAATACAAAGATTCTTGTAATCTAATAAATTCTTCAATAATAGTATTGTAGAATACATCTGTATTTCTAATACACAAAGAAAAAGCTAATGATTCTTCGATTTCAACGAAAGAAGAATATTTTGCTCTTATAGTAGATAAGAGCAATGAAAAAAATACATTATATTGTGCAGAAGACAGCATTATAATATTATGCTTTGATTGGTTTCTGAGATTTCATCATCTCAATCATCATTTTCATATTAGGATCATCTTCAAGTTCTTTTGTATCATCAAGAAGAACTTCTTGTTTATTATCTGTAGTAGGATTTGATTGTTTCTCTGATTCTGCTTTCATAAGATTAATCAAATCTTCTGGAGATTTGATATCTTTTAGCTTATTCATATCGAGAACTTTGATGTCTGCATTTTGACCAAAGAGATTCTTCATAACTTCTTGCACTTCTTCTTCAGATTTTGCATTAAGAAGACTTGCATTGACATCCATAGTCATTGCAGTAGCAACAATCTCTTCAAAACTAACATTTAGTTCTTCTGCTAAATTTTTAATTTCGTTCAATACCAATGACAAGGAAATTCCAGAATTAATTCTTTTACTATCTGGGACATCAATATCTGGAGGGGTAGCATCCATAATATCTGAAACGTGTTTTTTGAGCAAGGATTTAAAATCTTCCTTGAATTTATTGTCAATCTTAGCTGTTTCTTCATAGAATTTTTTGCATTTATCACACATAGTATAACTCCTTTATTTGATTATTTAGTTAGCAACGACTGGAACTTTGTTGTTGACGAATTGGTCTTCCAGTGCAAGGATCAACATCATCAATTCTTTGTTGAGATACAATAACTGTATTTCTCTTAATAGCAGCTTTTGACGTTGTTTCTTCTACTGCACATAGAAGCTCGATAACATAATCTTTACCAAGTTCATTAATTAGGCTATCAATTACGCCATCTACGCCAAGAATGGAGTAAATAGGAACTGTATCCTTAATTAGATTAAGCATTTTAATAGAACCTAATTTTTTATGAACCAATTCAAAAACAAAACCTTGTTCTTGTTCTGGTAGTTGCTTAATTGCTTCTCTAATAAGAGAATTATCCATTTGAGCAATTAAATTTTTCGGAATATTCATATTACAACCTCTCCTTTGAAACCATCAATTAGGTTATTATTTGTAAAGACGAAACCTGTAAGGAAATCAGCGCGTTTTTGTATAGACCTAAGATAAAACGATATTTCATCATCTTGATTGAAATACTTATAATTTGAACATTTGCAATAATCTTTTGAAGCATTAAATTTCTGCATCAAAAAACCATCGGAAAGTTTAAATTCAATATCTTCATAATCAATTCTTTGATCTAAGCAAAAGCTATTCTTATTCATCAATCCAACAAATCCTACAAAACCTACTCCAATATCAATTGCTTGATCAAGATAAGATTTTATTTCTTTTGAAGAATTAATATAAGACTTCATTAAATTACAAGATAATGAAATTGGTAGCTTTTCTTTTTCAATAATTGATTTAATATCTTCTTTACCTAAAAGGTTTATACCAAAGATAGTATTATTAACAATATCGTTGTAATGATGTCGAGAAATATGAATATCAGAAAACAAATTAAGATTTTCTAATGCGAGCAATTTATGAAAATTATATCCAGAAGTATTTATTGACAAATTATAGCCCTTACAAAGGCTAACTATATCATACAAAACAGATGATGTTAATGGTTCTCCACCAGTAATTGATATTCTATTAATCAAATCTCTTGAAGAGAGATACTCAATTACTTTAGAAAGTTTTTGAACATCAAATTCTTGAATTTTACTATCATAGTTACAGAATCCGCATTTTGCGGGACAGAATGATGAAGCCTCAATATAAAGATTATACTTTAAATCTGATATTTCTTCTCCGCCAGATTCGGAACAAATCCAAGACCTTGCTAAGACTTCTTTATCAAATAGTTTAAGGCTTCGCATTTTATTTATTCTTGTTCGTTTTCGTTTTCATTTTCAATAATAACAGACAATTGACCACAAGCCGCACCAGCTTCAATTTCGGCTTGTGTAGCAACAGCTACAGCAAAATCATAACCATCAGCTTTAAGTTGTTCTTTGATCTTATTCGTTGTTTGTTGATTTTGTTCCATTTTTTGATTCTCCTTCAATTGTTAGTTTAGTTTCATCACCATAAAGGTGAGGAATTCTTAATTGAATTTTATCATCATCATCTTCAGATTCTTGATAATAATAAAAATCATTTTCTCCAGATTCCAAAATCCATTCTGCAAACCTTCGAGCACCATCTTCAGTATTGAAGTTAATAGTTAATACAGATTTAGTATCTGGAATAACAGCTTCGCAATTATGGTCATCAAAATCAGATGATTTTAGAATCTTTTTACAGATACTACATTTCATCATTCGTCGTCTTCTTCCCTATTAGGCTTACTGCCAAAATGGAGTTTATAAATAAAGAACGCTGCAACAATTATTGACAAAACATAAATGCCAATAATATATTGACCAGCCAAAATCGGATTGGAATATCCAACAGTCTCATTAATTTGCTTAATGATAAATTCGTCAGCACAAACCAAAATAATTAGATACCACCACATATTGTTATTGCCTTTCTTTTATTGATCATTTGATCAAATGATAAATTATATCATTTCAAATTTATTGATTCGATAACGCCGTCCCCCAAATTATTTTTTTGGGATATGCAGTTTGTGTTTATTGGAGAAAGTTTAATAAAGAAATGATCTTTATCAAAATTTTCTCTTAGTTTTGCAATATCAAAATCAGATTCATCAACCAATGTCATATTCAATGTAGTCTTTAGTTTAGAAAGGGTTCTAACTTGACCAAGTTCTTTCAATGACATTTTGTTTTTTAATGGAATCAAATCATTACGACGAAGTTCGTCAAGGCTATGTAAAGATAATTGCAATGTAATATTGTCTTTTATCCAAGCAAAATCACTATGTCTTAGTCCAATAGTTGAAATATAATGATGTGTATTTGGATATTTTGAATCAATTTCTTGAATAGCAGATTTTACAGCAGCAAGATTCAAAAATGGTTCGCCCATTCTTGTATAATTAATCTTATGTTCCAAGCTATCTTCAAATTTATATTCTTGATTCTTAAAAATAACAAATTCAACCTGATCAACAATTTCTTTTGTAGTTAAATTTCTATATTTCTTCAATTGACCAGTTGCACAAAATTTACATCGAACAGGACAACCAGACATACAAGAAACACCAATTAACCAGCGTTCTTTTCTTGATCCTAAATCTGTTGATTTTAGATTATTTTGATGTGTACCAATTGCATTTTTGGTATAAAATGGAAGAAATGTATCTGTAACCTCTATTGGATAACCATCATCAGTCATCAAGGCATATACAGAACCATTAGCAAAGTCTTTATGACGAATTTCTTTCATTTGATTCTTAACCTTCTAACTGGTTTAAGGTGTGCGCGTCACACCTACATATCCTACATAGCCTACATTCATTCAAAGCCGCTTAATAATCTATCTACCCTTTCTGGGTCTACTAATATAAAATATTCCTTTGTTTTATCAAAGAATGATTTTCTTTCTTTTAATATATCTTTTGCAGCATTTGTTATTGATAAAACAGCAATGCTATAAGTTATTCCTAATTTCTCTGGTTGACATATTGATAAAAATTTATCAACTGTCAAAAAATCACCCTCCAAACACAAATCATCTATAAAATTATAGATGATATCTATACCATCATCTATAACACTTTCATCATCAACATCAGCAATTAGAGAATTATATATTTTTAAATAATCTTTTTCCATATGATATATAGCCTTATAGCAATCTAAATGGGTTAGGTTGTTTTACATATAAACCAAATGATAATAAATGAGTTATTATCAAAAGGATAGTTAAATGAAAATTAATTTTAATTTTAATATTATTGAAAGAATAAAAGGCTTATTTAAGCCAAAAAAAGAAGATAAAATCGTAGAAGCTGTTGACAATAAACTAAAGGAAATATTAGAAAAATTTTCTTCATTTTCAAGTCTTGCAGAAAAAATGGAAAATGAAAAACTTTTTCAACAAGGCGATATTAGAAACGTTAGAATTGAGTGTTCTAATAAAAGTTATGGATACAGTGGAATTGCAAGAAGGTGTTTGGCTGTAGAACCTCTAAATGGTAGAGAGCCAATTTATGTAATTCCAAAGAATAGTAGTTCTTCAGGATTTACAGTTCTATCAAAATCTACAACAGTAGAATCAAAAATTAAAACTGATAAAATTGAAGTACCTTTATTTCAAATAACATCAAATCCAACAATTGAAATATCAAAATTCAATGAATATCACGGTTATAAAATAGCTTGTTCTTCTGTAAGAGATGCAATAAAAGAAGTTCATAAACAAGAAGATGCTAACTTTTTAGCCGCTGCTGAAATGGCAGGTTCATTAAATGGCGTTGTATCAATATACAACGGCAGAGAAACTTTGGCTTTGTTTGATTTTATTGAATTAAAACGTAAAATTGAATCTGCTGATTTGATTTGTTCTACATTTGTTATGAACAATGATGATTTTAATGATGTATTAACTTGGGGAGCAAATCCAAATCTTGATATAGTAAATATGAAAGAAGTAATTAGAACTGGATTAGTAGCTACTTTATTTGGAGCAGATATTTTAGTTTCAAATTTAGTTCCAAAAAATACAATCTATGCTTTTGCAGATCCAGAATTTGTTGGAGTTTTACCAATAAAGGAAGATGCCAAAGTATTAGACGCACATAGAATAGAGCTAAATAAATATGGTTGGCTAATTAGGTCTGAAATTGGTATTGGAATTTTGAATCAAAAAGGTATTGCCGTAGGCAAAAAACTATTATAAAACTTCCGAAGCAAATAGATCGCGAGATATAATCTTCGCATCGTGACCATAATAACCATTATGATCGTTATAAACGACAAATTGCAATACGCCTTTTGTCGTTTTGACGTTTAAGAACATAACTCCACCTTCAAATGTTTCTGATCTCTCAAGAACTCTTGAATTCAATGCAGTATCGGTTATTTCAATGTCAATTATGTCTGCACCAATAAAATCATCAAGATTTTCTTCAGAGCATACATAACCAGTACTTTCACAACAACCTTGACCAGTTGATACCAAAATCAATATTTGCTGTTCATCGGTATGAATACAATAACCCATATATTCTGGGTTAGATTCTTCGAATTCTTCTATTTTAATAATTCTTTCCATTATATTTATAGTCTCCTGCAAATAGATACTAAGTCTGTTCTACAGATACCAATCCCAACTTCAGCTTTAACTAATATATCTCTTTTCAATTGAGATATATTATCTTGAACTAAGACAGATATATCTCTTATTGGAATAAGTCCAAGTTCCTTTTTATTTCCAAGAGCAACAATTACACCATCTGTAAAACTTGTAGAAGTATAAACATCAATTCCTAAGAATTTACCAACATATATTCCACCAGCTAATTCAACAGGAGTAATAAATTCAAAACCTTGTAAATTACTCCATTTTAAAACATCAGAAAAGTCATTTGGATTCATAATAATATTATGACAAGCCTTATTATTTAATGTCAATCCAGAAATAACATCAATAAGATTAGATCTTGTTAATTCTTCTTCAATGTTAATAATTGAAGAATCACCAGATGTTTGAAGACAAGCTTTATCAACTTGAATATTATTAGAACCTATCATTGCTGATATTGCAGCCAATACATTTTCTGATTCTACGGTAGCAACTTGCTTTATAGAAGCTTCTATTGTTCTTTCTTCAAGAGTTGAGCTTTTACTAAGTTCTTCAAATTTTATTGATGCATTAGCAATTATATTAAAAGTAGGAATTACAAGATTATCATTACAAATTCTTGATTCTGGCGCTACTCCATATTGGGAGATAACAATTGCAGATAAAATAGGCGGTCTTTCAAATATTGGTCTTTCATTTGTTTCTAACTTTTTTGATCCAATAAGCCGTCTTGATAGACTATTTTTTTCAAATTCTTCATAAATATTCATTACATTAAATCCTTATATTGATTAGAAAAATTTAAAGCTTCTTCTTTAGAATCAAATAATCTAATTTTAAAACCGTTTACAATATAATATATATTTTCTTCATCATCAAAACCTATAACAACACCGTAAGATAATAATAGGTTCATATCATTTGATTGCGAATCTGATGAAAAAATCCTAATCTCTATTGGACAATTTGTCCAATAATCATAAATTGAATTTCTATTAAATAAATAATTTTTACTACATTTTCCAAAAAGCGAATAAGGCAATAATCTATTATGATTATCTCCTATTTTATTTATAGATATATTCTTAAGTCTTACAGTACGATTATCTATTCTAATAAACTTAGAATTATAAGATATTTCTATATCCATAAATTATTCTTCATTCTCTAAGCTATGATATAGCTTTAAAATATTAAGTATTTCAACAAGTTCTTCTTTAGGAATATTATTATTTAATTTTACAATATTTGGATGTAATAATTTGGCGTTCTCAATAGCAAATTTAATTCCAAATCTTTGTGTTAAAGATATACTATCCCAATTTACCTTATCTTTATATTCGTTTATGAAATTTTCTGATAAGGTTTGATGCATAGATATTGCAACCCAATCAATAAATTGTATGTTTTTTCTTATAACATATTCAGATAATGATTGATGCTGACAAGCCAATCTCCAATCAATATATTTACAATTATAACACAAAAAATCATCTGAAAGTTTATCATTTTCTGATATTAACTTCCAGAATCTGGAATCTGAGTCATTAGTAATATGATATTTTTTACCAAGCTCAACTAATTCTTTTTTAACTTTTTCTTCAGTTGAAAAACTTTCAATTTTTTCAGCATATTTAGCCAGTGCATTAAATGCATCTTTTAAAGATGATGCACTCAGAGTTCCAAATTTATCAAAAATTGAGTTTGCCATATTATTTTATTTTTTCAAAACGAATTTGATTATCTTCAATATATAACTGATATGAATAGAAATTATTTTGTTCAATTCGATGAACATATACTTTGGATTTACCAACCAAAAATCCTAACAATAAACTTTTATTTATAATTTTATCGCTAATATAATGTTCTTTATTCTTTGTAGCAGAATAAAAGTCATTAGCAGATATATTAATCTCTTCATATGAGTTAGATATTTTAATACCCCTTCTCATATTCCAAATCATTTTTAGAAAAAATCAAATCAAAAACAAAATCTTTAATTGATAGTCTTGAATACATTTTAAGATATTCGAGATTATCGCCAACCTCTTAGTTTTAATCTTGAATAACCATCAATAGAAGTCCTTGAATATCCTTCTACTTCAATGTTTGATATTACTTCTTTATTTGAAGTCTCTAAAACTTCATCACGATAATCTTGATCTTTATTATCCCATTCCTCAAAAAGTTTGAGACTTTCTCTCATTGGAATTCTATAACCTTTTGCAACATATTTAGCAATACGTTGAACCATATTAACTGGGCAGCTAACGTATTTTACTCTCAAGATGCGTTGTTCTTCATCTTTTATAAAATCTTCATCTATAACGGCGTTTAGACTATCCCATTCATTGAATATAGCCGCTCTTACAATTGAGAAATCGAATCTTTCCAAGACGCCTTCAACTGTATTATCACAAAATACAGGCTTGATTAATTGCAAAGCACTAACATTCAATCCACGCTTACTTCCAATATTAAATGTTATGGAATTTGGAGTTTCAGAAAGAATTTTATGATTAGCTCTAATCAAATCATTCTTAATTGATAACATTGCAGTTTCAGATTTTGAATAAACATCAATATCTGTTGCTGGTGGAGGATCATTTAAAGGCGAAAGGCAATATCTAGCAAAACCGCCACAGATAAAGCCTCTATCTTTTATGTATTTTTTGAACAAAGCATTTAAGAATTGTTCTTCTCTAACTATTCCTGCGCTAATTAACTTGATTGGTTTTAGTTTAGCTAACAGAAAATTTAAATCTTGTTCTTCCATTATTATTGCTCCATAATTAGAGATTCAAATATCATTCCGATATTTGACCAATCCAATCTATTTGAACGTAATAGTTCCTGAACTGACATAGCTTCAATATATGTCATTTCGGTATCTTCAATATTACCAAATACTTGTCCAGAATCAGCAAGTTTCTTTAATCCATCATATTCTTCAGAAGTTAATCTTGCAGAAAACAAAGAAGAAATATGAGCAGAAAATGTTCCAGATAATTGTCTGGAACCAATGAATCTAAAACGATTTGGATTTAGTTTAAAGCTTGTTTCTTCTTCTAATTCTTTAACTATTACTTCTCTTTGGTCTAATTTTGGATTAGAAGAACTTCCAGATGGTAATTCAGTAATAAAACTATCTTCAGTTCTTGCAGGAGATCTAAATTCTTTTACCAAAATCACCTTTGTTTGAAGCAAATCTTCTTTAGATTCAAAAAAAGATTTTGGATTATAATATAATACGGCAGAACTTATATCTGTTCTTGCTAAAACAAATTCATTGATTTTTTCGCGCTTTTCAGCAGCAATATAAACGTGAACTTGCAATACCCAACAAAAAACAAAGTCTTTATATCTTGGTCTAAAACTCCAAAGAACTCTTGCGTGTCTAAGTTCATTAGAGTTTTCTTTTTGAGAATTTAACCAACCTTGAAAAGTGGGATGTTTCCAAATATGCAAAGGAACTTGTGCTTCTCCACCAAGCCTCATTGCCCCAACACCAATTTTATCAACTGCTAATTTCAAAGTTTCTTCTAAAGAATTAGAAGTTGGTATATTATATTTTTCTGCATAATGCTGCAAATATCTCATTTTCTCTGCTGTTTTTGGATAACCTAAAACAACTTTTCCAGAATCAGACCAAACACCATATTCAATGTTTGTAGTAAACCCAGGAAGTGTTTTTATCTCTCTTGGAATCCAAAATACAATAATATCTGCTTGATTTAAAGCATCTTCTTCCCATTGAACCTGGGCTTTATATTCTTCGTCTGGACCTAAATCAATTTCTTTGTTATCTCTATATTCTGGAGTAAAAACGTGACCATTATATCCAAGTTTTTCTAAGATAGCAATAGCATCTTCGCGCCAAGATTTATCCTTTGGATTACGTGAAGTTGGACCAGCAAGAAAAATAGATTTTACCATTGTAGTAGGTAATTTTTCTCTCGTATTTACTATAATCATTATTTACTCCGATTCATTTAAATTATCTATTAAATCAAGAAGTTTCATTTCTTCTTCTAAACTTAAACACTTTTCACATCTTTTTATTACTTGAGATTTAACAAAATATCCTTCAAAATCAGTATTCAATTCTGAAAAGAATAAAGAACAACTATACAATTGTATAAGTTTTTTATTTTGAACGGTTTGACCATTCATATAAACAAACCTACACTTTGGGTCGCAGTTGTTCTTATCGAAGCTGATTTCTATCAGAACTTTTAACTTTTTCATTTCTTATTAGTTAAGAATTTTCTTAGAATCTTTTTTATCATCAGTATATTCTTGATGTTCTTCTTCTTCTTCTTTGTTTTCATCTTTATCAACAGATAAAGTCATACCACTTAATGCTACTGAAATAATAATGTTGGACAAATTAACAATACTATCACTAATAGGCATCTCTATTAGCAAAGTTGCAGCAATAAATTTGAGCAACTCATTTGTATCTTGTTGATCCAAAATAACATTATTTGATTCAACAATCCAGGTTCGAAAACCACTATCAAATTGAACTGATTTAAAATCGGGATAAACATCTATTTTTGAATCATAGAATTTTTCTAAAGAAATATTAACTGCTTCTTTAGGAAATTCAGATTCGCCAATAAGTTTAGTTTTAGTATAATCAGAAAATACATTGATAATCATCATATTAGCACCTTTCATTTAAGGAAAAATAAACAAAGTCCGATATGAAGGATTCGAACCTTCAACCTTAGAATTAGGAATTCTACGCTCTATCCGTTGAGCTAATATCAGAAAAAAAATCAGTTCAAAACTGGTTTCTTATTTTTAGCATACATATTGATGGGAATAACATTATCAACCATCTCGCTAATTTCTTTTTCAACAGATTGCTCTGAT